TAGGGGAACCACCCGCATTCCCCTCTATACGGCTCCCAGAGGCGCCTGTATTACCCCGTCCAGTACTGGAGGTACCACGAGCTAATCTACCCTCCTACAAGCCGCTTGTGGTGCCTCCTAGTGACCTTAGACCACCGCCAGGGATACAGGCAGATGCCAAAGAAGAGCCACCCAAAGGGGAATCACCTAAACTACCTTCACCCACTCTACCCAAAATACCGGACATACGTTACTTTGACGTGCCTGGTACTGAATTAGAGGTACCCTTACCAAGTAATGAAATACTTGTTACTGCAGGTACGACTGCAACTGTTTCCGTTGTAGCCACGCTTACAGCAACTGCGGTATTCAAACGGACAGTGCAAGTCTTGAAACCAATTGTCAAGAAACTACTGACTCGTAAAAAAGAATGATTGAAAACACAAAAAACATGTTTCACAATTTTTTTAGTGAAATAGTTAAAGCCTTGGTACTGGTATGGAGTGCAGGAGTACTTACAGCATCTTATATGGGGATGCTGCAAAAAATGGATCCTACGTTTGTAGCGTCATTGCTTAGCGGTACGCTTGCATCGTATGGTATTTCTCGTGTTGACAAAGACAAAAAGGAGATTAAGTAATGAAATGGATTATTGCTCTATTGTTGTTAGCACCTTCTGTAGCTAAAGCGCAGACTGTTACTCCTCAATTTACACAAGGCAGTATGCAGTCAACGACAACGACTACACAAACTATCACTGAAACCGTAAGTACAAAAGTATATGGAGGAGATTATTCCTCATGGTCTGGAACAAATGTAACCCCTTCGGGGAACATCGCGGATCCCGCAACCACCTATTCAGTAACGAATGCCGGAGAGCAGTTTCAACTAGAGCTAGTGACTCGCGCAGCAGGTGTAGTGGAGGAAATCGACGTTACACGCAATATCTCTACCAATTCTACTACTACCTCGCTTTCTGTGTTCTCGCAGTAACACCGTTACGTGCGGAAGAACCAAAAGTTCAGAACACATCTAATCCAGTAGCAGCAGCCACTGGCAACGTAACCAATCAAGCAGTTCAGTTTCAAAATACTGGTGCACCTTCACGTCAATACTTTGCTGGTAACAATTCTTGTAACGGATCAACTATGACCGTTTCACCTTTTGTCATGGGTAATGACACCAAGCCGTATCAAGACGAAGGTTATGTTGTCAACTATAATTGGGGTATGCAACTTAATTTTAGTGTACCCCTTGATGGTGGTATGGTAGAAACGTGTAAACAAATAGCAAAACGACACGAACAAAAGATGCGTCTTGACTATGAACTAGTCAGAGCACTTAAATGCACAGAAATTATGAAAGCGGGGTTTACATTCCGTCCTGGCTCAAGAGTTGAAGTCTTGTGTCATGATATTGTACCGATTGTATCCTTAAATGAAAAAGAAAGCAACTGAAGACCAATTTAATGAGTTGCACAATCTTGTTACTAGTGAGTTTTTGAGTCGGATTAAATCTGGTGAAGCTACTACTCAAGATTTGAAAGCAGCTTGTGATTGGCTAAAAGCTAATGACATTAGTGGTATTGCTTATGAAGGTAACCCACTTGATAAGTTAGCTAGCGTAATCCCTCAAGTGGATCCTGAACTTGTAAAGAGTAGACTCTATGGCAAAAGGTAAAACAGCGCAACACTACGCTAAAAACGAAGCATCTAGACTTAAGCACGTACGAGACAATTCACCCGGTGGCAAATATGCACACTCTAATGCTTACAAACGGGAACATGCCAAGGCACGGCGAAAAGCCGGGTTAATGGGTAAAGGTGGTCCTGACATGAGCAAAAAGAATGGAAAATTTGTTAAAGAAAGCCTTAAAATTAATCGTGCTAGAGGTGGAGCAAAACGTCAATGACCCCACTTCTGCCAACCCCTGATCACTATTTACACAACTTGTTAACCATGACTAGCTCTGAAGCAACCCGTCTGTGGCGTAAAGCCGTAAAGGAACTCTTCGATTGTACATGCGTTTATTGTGGAAAATCTTATGAATTACATGAACTTACTCTTGATCACGTTAAGCCTCGTTCTCTTGGAGGTCAAACGATTGCAAGCAACATCGTACCAGCTTGCACCCATTGTAATCAGAAAAAAGGATCAGAAAATTGGCAGACTTGGATGAGACGTAAATTTGGAGTCAATAGACTTCGTGAACAAGTAATTTTATCACACATTGGATAATGACATCAGTTAGAAGACTGTTTAATGAACTTGAACAAACTCTTTCAAACTATGGCATCAATCTTGAAACTAAAAACTTACAAATTAAAAATTCTCAAGCTTTTAAAGATGCCTATAGTGCAGCATTTCAAGTTTTTGGTGCAGAAGCTCACCATATTATTGACTTAGCATGGGTTGATAGGACTTTAGGTGCTGCTGGCCTAAGTCCAGAGTCCCGTTCATACGTTATTGAACAACTAAATAAGCAAGGGATTGACACCGGTAACCAACCACTAAATATAGCTCCTCAACCCCAACGCCGTCCTAAATATGGACGAACTGGTCAGGCTCACAAATGGGTTCACGATTTATACAAACAAATACCATCAGCAGAAAAAGTTTTTAATGTTGACGATATTTCTCAACTTTCTGAAAATCAATTAGTTGAGTATATGGTTGAAGCTGGTCGTATGCGTAAACAGATTGTTGTTAACGCTATGACACACAAACTTGATTCTTTACGACAAGTTGTTCCAGACTCAATTAATTGGTCATCAGATCAAATTCGTGAATTTGCTAATAAAAATAAAATAATGTGGGGATCACTTGGTGATGACACATTTCAAAATGTAGTTAAACTGCCTGATCCTAAAAAAATTCCAACAGTAAAGGGACAACCTTATGGTCGTATTCCTATTCAACCTGACGTTGAAACAACTATGCTTGGAAGAAATTTGGGTTATTTAAATGTTGAACCAGTTTCTACTGCAGGTTCTGTTGGATTAAAAGTTGTTCGTAAAAATCCATTAGGTGCTGTAGCTGGTGCAGGTTCATTTATTGAACCAGAAGCAGTTAAAGCAGCTTTACAAGGCGATTATAAAGAAGCAGCAAAACAAACGGCTACTGGAGCAGTTATTGGAGCTGGTGTTCAACAATTAGGAAGATTTGCAGTTTCTTTAGTACCTAAACTTGGAGGCATCTCTTTAGCTAAAGTTGCAACTGCAGCTGGACCTGTAGGCGCAGCTGTAGGTGCTGTCCAAATGCTTGACGCAATTGTTGAAGGTGCCACAGGTAAAAACTTACAAGAAACTGGTGTTGCAGCGGAACAAACTAAGCAAAAATTAAAAGAAGAAGGTTACAGCGATTACGAACTGAGGCGACGTGCTAGAACAGGCTACAGAAAGCCTAGAAGGCGCCTCTAAACCACTAACCATACAAACACACACAACATGCCACGAAGACGCCGTACAGCGCCGTCTGGAGGGGTCTCCGTAGTCGAATCACTACAAGCTGACTTCAAGCTGTTTCTACAAGCACTGTGGGGACAGCTTGAGTTACCTTCTCCAACACGCGCACAATACGCTATTGCAGACTACCTACAAAACGGACCTAAACGACTACAAATCCAAGCCTTCCGAGGAGTCGGTAAATCTTGGATTACCGGCGCTTTTGTTCTTTGGACTTTGTTCAATGATCCAGAAAAAAAGATTATGATTATCTCTGCTTCTAAAGAACGAGCAGATAACATGTCAATTTTTTTACAAAAGCTAATTATTGAAACACCTTGGCTATCTCACCTTAAACCTAAAAATGATGACGCTCGTTGGAGCCGTATTAGCTTTGATGTTGCTTGCTCTCCACACCAAGCACCTTCTGTCAAATCGGTAGGTATTACAGGTCAGCTTACTGGTAGTCGTGCTGACTTGATGATTCTTGATGATATTGAAGTTCCCGGTAACAGTATGACAGAACTGATGCGGGAAAAACTACTTCAATTGTGTACTGAAGCTGAATCAATCCTTACACCAAAGAATGATTCACGTATTATGTTTCTTGGTACACCACAGACTACCTTTACCGTCTATCGTAAGCTAGCTGAGAGAGCCTACAAGCCCTTTGTTTGGCCTGCTAGGTACCCAAGGTCCATTAAGAACTACGAAGGCCTTCTAGCGCCTTCTCTGATGGAAGATATTGAACAGGGTGCAGAGCCGTGGACGGTTACAGATCCTGATCGGTTTGATCACGAGGATCTGATTGAGCGTGAAGCGTCCATGGGACGTTCTAACTTCATGCTCCAATTTATGTTGGATACAAGCCTTAGTGATGCAGAAAAGTTTCCTCTCAAGATGGCTGATCTCATTGTCACCTCTGTTAATCCTACTAACGCACCAGACTCCATTGTTTGGTGCTCCGATCCCAGTAATGTTATCAAAGACCTCCCCACTGTTGGTTTACCTGGAGATCATTTCTACAGTCCAATGTGCATCCAAGGGGAATGGCTCCCTTACCAAGAGACAATCTGCTCAGTTGACCCATCGGGTCGAGGCTCAGATGAGACAACAGCAGCTTATCTCTCCCAGCGTAATGGTTTTGTGTACTTGCACGAAATGCGAGCTTATCGATCTGGATACTCAGACGAAACGCTTTTGGATATTTTAGCAGGTTGTAAAAAATATAACGTGTCTAATCTTGTAATTGAAACTAATTTTGGTGATGGTATTGTTGCAGAACTGTTCAAAAAACACATGCAAAACACTAAACAAAATATTGGTGTTGAGGAAGTACGAGCCACAGTACGCAAAGAAGACAGAATCATTGATTCGCTTGAGCCTGTACTTAATCAACATCGTTTGGTTGTGGATCGTAAAGTCATTGAATGGGACTACAAATCAAACCCAGACGAAGCACCAGAACTAAGACTTCTTTACATGCTTTTCTATCAAATGTCACGTATGTGTCGTATGAAAGCAGCCGTTAAACACGACGACAGATTAGATTGTTTAGCTCAAGGTGTTAAGTATTTTACAGATGCCATGGGTATCTCTGAAAAGGCTATGGTTAAACAACGACAACTTGAAGAATGGAATGATTTACTTCAATCAATGATAGATGATCCACAACAATCAGCCAATCATATGGTGTTTGGAATGAACGCTGAACAGCGTAAACAAGCAAGAGGTAAGACATCAGTCCACCACTGGGTTTAAGGGGGGGTCACCATTTAAACAGGGGAGAGAAGGGTGGACTCGAACCTGTGATTGGGGAAGACTTGAAAAATCTTCCCCTTTACTAATCATCAGGCGACGAAGGAGCGATGATTCTGTAAGTACTTTTAACTAAACGACACAAATGTATAACTTACATTTTTAACATGTCGTTTGGGGAGATTAAATCAGTTGATCTGAATGGCCATTTAAGGGCCATCTGAATCAAAGTATTTATACTGTATGGTACACACGTATGATCAACATAATTAATTACATATACAAAGTAATTACAGTGTTACTAATGGCATGTGTAAACCCTAGTAACTGGTCATCCTGTATTAACATTAATCATTGGTTTCCACCTTATATCAATGATTATACACACTTCATTAACAACCCACCTTACATTAATGAACAACGTCAAATTAATTCACTCAACAGCAAATGGAGAGGACCTGATAGCATACATGGCACGGGTGTCCAATCCAAATAATCAAGACAATCCCTCTTACAGTAAGTTAATTAAATACCTTATTGATCATAAACATTGGTCACCCTTTGAAATGGTTAATATGTGCGTAGAGATTGAAACTACCCGAAGTGTAGCTGCTCAAATACTACGACATAGGTCATTTAGTTTTCAAGAGTTTAGTCAACGTTATGCTGTGGCTGAACGTGCTCAACCAACAAACATTAGACGACAAGATAAAAGTAATCGACAAAATAGTATTGATGATGTTGATCCATATACGGTTCAGGATTTTCAAGTTAAACAATCGTTGTTGTTTGATATGTCGTACAAGCTTTACGATGAAATGTTGCAAGCAGGTATTGCTAAAGAGTGTGCAAGAGACGTTTTACCGTTGGCAACGCCTACACGTATGTATATGAATGGTACGTTGAGGTCGTGGTTGCATTATTGTGACTTAAGGTGTGGTAATGGTACACAGAAAGAACATAAAGACATAGCAGATCAGTGTAAGTTATTGGTTAAAGAGGCTTACCCTGTTGTGTATGATGCAATGTGGTCTTAAATTTTGGCAAAAATGTTTGAAGCCATATAAAAGCGCCGCTGCTGGCCGCAACCCCCCATGGCACCCCGTTCGATCGGCTCAACAGTTTTACTGTTGGACCGGTTGGACCTGTTGAACGCTACTCATAGCGCGATCAAACTACCGCGCACGCTACGGGTGGTGTGCTCTCGGGTCTCGATCTCTCGCGATCTGTTAGGCCATCACTATAAGTGATGAGTAATGCTAATACCATCGATAAGAACCGCTGATAACCGTTGCTATGGCTGGGATCTGGTGCTGTGTTGTGCCAGTTGTTCCGACTGTCCACCACCAACTGCTGCTATGGTCAAACCTGTTGTCTCTCTTGACAGTTGAGTCTCGACTCTCCCTGAAAGGGTGAGGAGAGTCTCGACTTTCAACTGAGAGAGAACAGACCCTCCACTCTTCGCTTCTTCATCATGTTCACCAAGCTCATCACTCGTTCTTCCGCTGCTGCTGATTGGCTGCACGTTGACCTCATCACTGGCGAGGCGATGGTTCAATACACCAACGGTGTCACTTACAACTACACCAATGTGTCTCGCCGTGCCATCATGAACCTCATGATGAATGACAACATGTCGCTCGGCTTCTGGATTAACCAGAACCTGGTCAACAGCGACCGTGCTGTGATGAACTACCGTGCCTCTCGTCCTGAGATCACCTGCTGCTGAGCCACCTTGGCAGCTGTCCACCTTGACGGCTGCCTCAAAGCCGCCTAATGTGGCTACATGGTCGTTGATCTGACGACCAACTCAAGCACCTAGACAACCGCATAGTACTGTTGGCGTCACAAGACGGAGCCAGGGTTGTAGTACACCCGAAGCAGAGACATGGATGCAACCCATCCAGCTGCTACGCCATCGCGGAACATCACACACACAGCGGAGGCACACGCGTTGTATGATCATGCCACGCACCAGTCACGGCCAGCCGTGCATGCCTGTCGAGTCAGGCGCTGGTTGCATTGGGTTCACTTCATGGACCCACCCATTCACACAGACTACCTCATGTCTATTACTGCACAACAACTGTACTTCATCCTTGACCACGAGTTCACACTTGATGAGCTGCGTGACATCTGCAACTACGGCATGTCACAAGGTGT